AGATAAACGAGTCAGGAACAAGAATAAGGATTGACAAAGCCGGATATACGGCTCCGGCAATGCAGAATGGGACATGGTACAGCGTGGCCGTATCAATCCCTTTTTATGTACTTAAATAAATAATAATTAGGAGGCTATATGCCAGCAGCTACAGAAGCCTTTACAACCGCAGGAAGTACAATAGCAGTTGTGAATGAAGTGCCAATAACTTTTGATGATATAGGTTTTGAAGCTTTAACCTATACCGATGTAGGTGAGATAACTAATTTAGGTGAGTTCGGAAAAGAGGTTACCCTTGTAACACACAACCCGATTGCAGACAGGAGGATAAGAAAAAGAAAAGGCTCTTTTAACGAAGGTTCAATCTCTCTTGAAATGGCAAGGCTTGTAAGCGATGCAGGACAGACAATTCTGAATAATGGTGTTGATCTTGACGACTCACATTCATTTAAAATTACTTTGCAGGATGGAACAGCTCTTTATTTTACAGCTCAGATAATGTCTTTTATGACCAACCTTGGAGATGTTGATTCAATAACATCCGCAAGCTGCACAGTGGAAATTGATTCAGCCGTTGTTGAGGTAGCACCAGTTTAAACATAAAGCCCTTTAACCGGGGCTTTTAACATTACTTTAAAATACAGAAAAGAGGTTTTATGGATTTATCAAATTTAAAAACAGTTGATGAAAATACACTTACACTTAAACATCCGGTAACTGGCGAAGATCTTACAGCAGACAACGGCGAACTTATGCAAGTAGTTGTTTACGGTGTTGACTCAGACCATTACAGAAAAGTGTTTGCTGATATTGCAAGGGAACTGGGCAAAAATAAAAAGAAACAAAATGATCCGGAGCTTTATGATAGGGCAACAACTAAGCAGCTTGCAGGGGTAACAAAAGATATTAAAAACGTATTTGAAAACAATGAGGAAGTCAAAGACGCTATGTATCTTTATAAAACTTATCCGTGGATCAAAGAACAGGTAGCAGAGTTCGTGGAGGATAGAGAGAATTTTTTGCCGAAGTAAAAAAACAGCTTGATATTTACATTGACCAACTGTCATGGCTTTACACCGTGCCAGACAAAGAAGAGACAAGCAGGCTTGAAAAGATAAAGAAAAATGAGGATGTAGACCTTGATAATATATTGCCTGATGTTGATTGTTACGAATATTTGCTTAACTGGCTTTCAGAAGCTGGTTTTTCAATGTCAGGCGGTATGGGAGAAGTTCCTTTAAGCTTTCAAGAAATATGGGCGTTCGGCTTCAAGTACGACATAACAAAGTTTGAAATGGATATGATAAGAAGCTTGTCTGAAAGATTTGTTGCAGGAAAGCAGAAGTATAAAAACCAATTTTATCCGCAACCATACAGGCGAGAAATAACAGAAGATGAAAGAAAACAGGTTGCAGACAAGATAAAATCAATCTTTGACCGCAGAATGAAAAAGGCTTAAATATGGCTGATATTGCAAGAATTGGGATAGAAATTGATACCCGATCTATGGAACAGGGTATGAAAAAGCTTGGTTTGCTTGGCGGTGAATCTAAGAAAACAGAAAAAGCAACAGACAGGTTAAGTAAATCTTTTAAAAGGATGGTATCATCAGCAAAGCGAGCTGGTACAGGTGCAATGAAACTCGGCAAAAAGATTGCATCCCTTGCTAAAAATATGTTTTCTTTAAAGGGGCTCATACTTACCATAGGTATTGGTTATCTTGCAAAACAGTTCATAGATGCAGCGGCTTCGGCTGAAAGATTAAGAATAAGACTTGACGCCTTTACAAAAGGTCAAGGAGCGGCTTATTTTGATAAATTAAATAAATGGGCGGCTTTACTCCCTGTTAATACTGAAGAGGCTATCGATGCCTTTACAAAGCTTCAAGCGTACGGAATTAAGCCAACAACTGACTTAATGACAACACTTGTTGATACAGTAACAGCTCTAGGCGGCCAGTCTGACAGCTTAACAGGTATTGCAAGGGCTTTAGGTCAGATACAGACTAAGGGCAGAGTTTCAGCAGAAGAAATAAATCAGTTAGCTGAGCAAGGAGTTAATGCAAGAAAATATCTATCTGAAGCTTTTGATTTGTTACCGTCTGCTTTTAACGAACTTGATAAGGCTATTAAAGAAACAGGTGCAACTACACAAGACGCTATTGATGCGATTTTTTCAGGAATGAATAAAGAATTCGGTGGGATGGCAAACAGAATTAAAAATAGCTGGCAAGGGTTGATGAATCGTCTCATACACCAGTGGTTTAATTTTAGGCGTATTACAATGGAGTCTGGATTGTTCCAGTTTATGAAAAGTCAGTTACAGAAGTTTTTAGAGTTCTTAGAATCTCCAGCTGGAACAAAAGCCATGAAGGAATGGGCTGAAAAAATAGCTGGGTTTGTTTTTGACGCAACAAGGGCGATGATAAAATCTTTTAAAGGCGTTATTATTCTTGTAAGTGGTATTAGTGAAGAAGTTACAAGCTTGTTTAAAAAGATAAAGTCAATGCCTCTTTTGGGCGATAAAGACTATCGGGAATATTTAAAGGCAAAAGAAAGATTAACTGATACAACTAAAGAGTTTGGTAAAGACTACACTGCTATAGGTACAGCTTTCGAGAATATGTCAAAAAGTACTACAAAAACAGGAAAGGTTACTTTAGATATAAGCCAAAAAGTAAAAGACTTGAACACAGTAATGTCTTTTGAAAAAGAAAACCCGATGTTTAAGGAATCTGAAGAACAAGCACATTCTTTCAGAAATACAATGTTAAAAGTTTTTGATGATGTTTTAGGCGCTATTGACAAAGCAGAGGTTAAGTTTAAAGGTGGCATTTCAGGCGGAGACATAACAGGCGGCGGCTCAGTAGAAGATCTTGAACCAATGATGACAGCTGCTAAAAAATACAATGAGCTACAAGATAAACTTGATCCTAAAAGAAAAATGTTTAGGTCTTTTTATGACGAAGCTCAAATATTAAAAGATGCTTATACTTTTGGACTTATACCATCTCTTGAAAAGCTAAACGAAAAGATGAGGGAGCTTAGAGACTCTTACCCATCTGAAATATTTACAGAAAACAAGTTTCTTGCAGGAGCAAAATCATCATTTAAAAAATATTCTGATTCTGCAAAAGATGTTGCCGGACAAACAGAACAATTATTCACAAATTCTTTTTCAAGAATGGAAGATGCTATAGTTCAATTTGCTACAACAGGCAAGGCAAGTTTTAAAGATTTTGCAAACTCGGTTATTTCAGATATTACAAGAATACTTATTAGGCAGTCTATAACTGGGCCGCTTGCGGAGGGTATTGACGGTATGTTTAGCGGAACTACTGTTGCTACTGACAGATCAAGCCCGATCACTCACAGCCCAATAAAAAGCGCAAAAGGCAATGTTTTTTCAGGCTCAGGTATATCAAGTTTTGAAAATCAGGTTGTATCAAAGCCAACTCTTTTCCCTTTTGCAAAAGGTACAGGCTTAATGGGAGAAGCTGGACCTGAGGCTATAATGCCGCTAACAAGAACTCCTGGTGGTGATCTTGGAGTAAAATCTCAGGGTTCAAGCAATGTAAACGTCCAAATAATAGACCAAAGAACAAATTCAGATTCAGAACAAATACAGACACAAGAAACAACTGGTAGAGACGGCAAGAAAACAATACAGGTTATAGTAAGAGATGAGGTAAGGGCGGCTAACAATACAGGCGCATTTGATAGGACAATGAAAGGTAATTATGGCGTTTCAAGGCGACCAGTAAGGAGATAAAATGCCAAAAGTTACAATTTATGATTTACGTAGTAAGGGTGTTATAAAAACAAAAGAGGCCGGGAAGGACGGCAACAAGGCTGTTATAGTTTCTATTTTAGAAGTGAAAAAAAACAAGGAAAAATAAGATGTCAGACGCAACATGGCCAACAACATTACCACAGAAATTAGACGGTACAGGCTTCAGTATAGAGCGTGAGGATAACCTCATAAGATCAGGCGTTGATTATGGCGTTGATAAACAAAGATTGAGATATACAGCAGTTCCTGAGCTTGTAACAGGATCTTTTATAGTAGACCAATCACAATATAACACTTTTGTAAGTTTTTGGTTTACAGATATTCAATCAGGTGCTTTGCAGTTCGATTGGGTGCATCCCATGACTGAAAATCCAGCAGTCTTGGAAATGTCAGCACCTTATAAAGTTGTACATATTTCAGGCGATAAGTTTAGAATTACAATTAATCTTAGGATTTTACCATAATGGCACGTACACTTACAACTGACGGTTTAAAGGGCGTATTGTCAAGAACAACTAATCAGGTTTATTTATTTGCTTTAAAAATAGAGCATCCTGATTTAACAAGCCCTTATTATCTCATACAAAACAATGTTGACCTTGATATTGATTTACCAAATGAGGGTATAACTACTTTCACTGCATACGCTTTTGATTTTACATTTCCAAGTGTTGAGGAAGATAGTTTACCTGTTTCCGAGGTAAAGATTGATAATGTAAGTGATTTTTTAATCGGTCTATTAAGAGGTACAGATCAAGCTCCGGAGTTTTCAGTTTATGTTGTTAGGTCTGATCCCAGAACTGAGAAGATGATTTCTATATACGAGGACGGTGTTTTTGAGCTTGGTGTATTTGAAAACCCATCCTTGTTAATATCAAGCCCAGATCCTTCGGTTGTTGAAATAGGCGCATTAAATTTTACACTTAAAAGCGTTGACTGGAATATAAACACAAT